AGTCTGCAACAGAAAAGGACGCAGCGTAATGCAACCCCTCCTCACTCCCGAGCAGCTCGCCGAGCGGCTCAGCCTGCACCCCGAGACGGTCCGCCGCCTTACCCGCGAAAAGAAGATCCCCCACTTAGCCGCTGGCGGCGTGTACCGCTACGACTGGAGCGCGGTACAGCAAGCGCTGAATTCTTACCCGAGCGAGCCAGTGATCCTCGGCCTTATTGGCCTGATCGGAGCGAACGCCTCCGGCAATCTCTGCGCATTCTGGGCAAAAGTTTCTGACCGACTCGACAGCCTGGCCGAGAATGCGGCGGGTGCCGACCGTGAACTGCTGATCGAATTGGCAAGCCGCGCCGAGGCGCTGCAGGCAGCCAACCCCTGCACAGACGAGGAATGGCAGCGGGATTACGTGGAGGCCGAGCAATGCTAGACGCCCTTCGCACTGCCCTGCATCCTGGCGGCCCGCTACACCCCATGGCCGCATACCCGCAATTCATGCTCTACCGGCTCAAGCCTGGCCCCGATGGGAAGCTGGTAAAGCTGCCGATGGCCGCCCATTCCGGCGCGTGTCCGGCGTCCGTTACCGATCCGGCCAACTGGTGCGACCTGCAGACCGCCCTTGCCCTGCTGGAGCTATGCGGCCCTGACCACGGGCTCGCGTTCGTTTTCACCGCCGCCGACCCGTTCTGGTTCCTTGATATCGACAATTGCCTTGACGAGTCGATCGGCCAATGGCGACCCGAGGCGCTGCAGGTACTGGCCGAGCTGCCTGGCGCAGCGATTGAGGTCAGCAGCTCGGGTCGGGGGCTCCACGCGTTTTTCTCAGGCCCTGCCGCAGGCCCCGGCCGGCGCGGCCCGAACGGCCTGGAGCTATACAGCCAAGAGCGCTTCGTGGCGCTGACGGGCAACTGCAGCGCGGGCGGGAGCGCTGCGGCGTATGTCGACCCGAGCCAACTGCTGGCGCGCTATTTCCCGGCCCGAGCCAATAGCCCCCGGGGTCAAGCCTGGGCGACCGAGCCGGTGCCAGAATGGGGCGGCCCGATTGATGACGACGTGCTTATTGAGCGGATGCTGGCAAGCAAGCCGAGCATGGCGGCGGGCATGGGCCGGGCGGCAACCCCGCGCCAGCTATGGGAACGCGACGTAGAAGCGCTGGCTGCGGTCTACCCTTCCGAGTCGGGGAAGGAGTTCAACGCATCCGCCGCCGACCAGGCCATGGCCAACTGCCTCGCGTGGTGGACCGGCAAGGATTGTGCCCGAATCCAACGCCTTATGGAGCGTTCAGCGCTGGCGCGAGACAAGTGGGATCATCACGCAACCTATCTGGAAAACACCATCCTGCTGGCTTGCGGCGGGGAAGGCGGCGTGTATCCGAAGCCGGAGGTTATGGCGGAACTTCCGTCCCGACCCCGTGAAGCCGTGACCATATCGACGGATCCCGAGCTTTTGAGTGGGCCGCGCCTTATGTCGCAGACGCTCCAAGCCGAGCACTTCGCCGGCTGCGTCTATATTGCGTCGATCGACAGGATCGCCACGCCGTACGGCGCGCTATACGACTCGTCCCGGTTCAACAACATGTACGGGGCGAACTGCGTTTTCCAGATCGACAACTCAGGCGGCAAGATGAAGACGACTGACAAAGCATGGTTGGCGTTCACCTTATCTCAGTGCATCGCGTGGCCGAAGGCGGATAGCATTTGTTTCCGCCCCGAGTGCCCGCCGCAGTCGATCATCCGAGACAGTGGGCAGACCCTGTACAACATCTACCGCCCGATCGAGACGTACCGCAAACCGGGCGACCCGACACCGTTCCTCGACCTGCTGCGCCGCCTTCTGCCCGACGAGCGCGACCGCCGTATTCTGCTGGCGTATATGGCGTCCCTGGTGCGCAATCCCGGCCTTAAATTCCAGTGGTGGCCCGTACTGCAGGGCACCCAGGGCAACGGCAAAACCTTCATCATCCGAGCCGTCGAGCACTGCGTCGGGGAGCTGTACTCGCACCTGCCCGACGTGGCCAAGTTGGCCGAGGGCAGCAACTTCAACGCCTGGCTGTTCGGCAAGCTGTTCATTGGTATGGAGGAGGTCTACGTGCCGAAGCGGCGCGGGTTCCTCGAATCGTTCAAGCCCGTGGTGACGAACACGCGTATGGCGTATGAGGCCAAAGGGCAAGACCAGTTCATGGGGGACAACCGCGCGAACGGGATCATGGCCACCAACCACCGCAACGGCGTCCCGATCGACTTGGACGACCGCCGGTACGCCGTCTTTTTCACCGCGCAGCAGACGGTCAAGGATCTGGCCCGCGACGGCATGACCGAAGCCTACTTCCGCGACCTTTACGACTGGTTCAACGGGCGCAACGCCTACGCGCGCCACGGGGCCGACCACGGGAAGGCGATCATTAACGACTACCTGCGCACCTGCGCCATCGCCGAGGAGTTCGACCCAGCCGGGGCGGCTACTCGCGCTCCGCGCACCAGCAGCACCGCCGATGCGGTGGCCGAGAGCTACGGCACGGGCGAGGCGGCCATCCTGCAGGCCATAGAGGACGACGTGGCGGGTTTCCGGGGCGGCTGGGTCAGCCTTCGCGCGGCGGTCAAGGCGGCGCAGATGGCAGGCGCGCACATGTCGGCCCAGGCGGTGGGCAGGTTCCTTGAGTCTGTGGGCTACACAAGGCACCCGCACCTGCCGGACGGGCGGACCAATAACGTGGTAATGCCCGACGGTGTGAAGACCTATCTGTACGTCAAAGAGGGGTCGCTGGCGATGAATTTCACCATCCCGGCAGAAATTGCCAAAGCGTACACAGCGGCGAATTTAAATTTAGCGGCCTGATCTATAAATTACAGCCCGCTTCGGCGGGCTTTTTCTTGCCTGCCCAAAAATTCGTCTGGGTAATACCCAAACCGTATGGGTAGTCTAAGTGCCTGATTTTATTGACTTTTTTATGCGATACACACAAAACCAAAAAAATTTGGGGGGTTCTTTACACGTACATATATACGACGTATATACCGTACCTTTTCTTTTTATTCTCTCTTTCTTTATTTATTTATGGGTAAATGGGTAGAAGAAGAAGAAAGCCAGTAACGGCGCGGGGTCCAGCCCACCCGAAATTTTACCCAACAGCATTTTGCGGCTGGGTAGCGTGGGTAACGGTTGCACGGACGGCCCGGCGTGGCAGAATGACGGCACTGACAACCCGTAACGAACCGCGCGCGACTTATGAGCCAAGACCTGATCGAACTATTCGGCGAGGCGTGGGTGCTGGACCAGATCCTGGCCGAGCGGACCCTGGTCGACATTTGCAACGAGATGGGCACCAACCCCATGTCGTTCTTTCGCTGGCAGAACGCCGAGCCGGGCCGCCTGGAGCGCGTGAACAACGTCAGGCGGCAGGCGGCCCAGCTGTGGGAGGAACGCGCGGCTACGGTGATCGCAGAGGCCAAGTCTGGTTTCGAGCTGCAGAAAGCCCGAGAGCTGGCCCATCACTACCGATGGCGCGCCAGCCGGATCGCCCCGCGCCAGTACGGCGACAAGGTGCAGCAGGAAATAACCGGCGCGGGCGGCGCGCCCCTGGTCGACGTCGGCGCGGGCGTGCTCGAGGCCTTGGCGAGGAAACACCGTGACCCTGACGGTTGACCAGATCGCGCACCTGCGCTCCGACCTGCTCGCGTTCTCGCAGCACATGTTCCGCGCCCGCAAAGGCGCCGAGCTGCGCTACAATGCGCACCAGACGCGCATCTGCAACGCCCTGGAGCGGGTCGTCCTGGGCAAGTGCAAGCGCCTGGTGATCAACGTCCCGCCCCGCTCGGGCAAGACCGAAATTGCGGTGATCAATTTCATCGCCTGGTGCATGGGCAACTGGCCCGACTGCGAGTTCATCCACGCCAGCTACGCCAAGCGCCTGGCCACCACGAACACCTGGGCCGCGCGGGCCATCGTCGAACATGAGGCATTCGCCGAGATATTCGGGCCGCCCCAGCTGCGGCACGACAGCAACGCCAAGGACGAGTGGCGGACCGAACAGGGCGGCATCGTCTACGCGACCGGTGCGGACGGCACCATCACTGGCTACGGCGCGGGCAAGATGCGTGACACGTTCGGCGGCGCGATCATCGTGGACGACCCGCACAAGGCCGGCGAGGC